TTAATATTTTTTACAGAGAAGAAGAATGAAAATAAAATTTATAAGTCAGATTGCTGACTTACTTCCACACCCAGTTCCTATTAAAAAAGTTGTGCCTAACTGGTACAAAAAATTAGAAAGTTTTTTAGATAATGATGAGTATCAACCTACTGTAAAAAAATGTCAACCTGTATTGGATAGTATTACTATGGGTTACGCAATTTTATCGCCGTTAGATTTCTTGTTTAGAAAAAAAGAAAACTTAGAAACAAAAACTTTTGAAATAGAAATAATACCAGCGAGGTTAGATATTTTAGATAAAACTACAGAACAGTGGATGAAAGATTTTAATGTTGGTATTCAACATCACAATCAAGGACAGCTAAGTTTATCTATGGTTTATCCTAATGAAATACCTTTATCATTTAAATTTTTAAATCCTTGGATTGTAAAAACACCTCCTGGTTATAGTTGTCTTTTTACTTCTCCGTTTAATACAGAAAAAAGAGATACAAGGTTGACTACAGGTATTGTAGACACCGATAAGTTTGAAGCTTATACAAATTTTCCATTTTTTTTAAGCGACTGGGATACAAATAAAAATAAAACCAAGATGATAAAAAAAGGTACACCTATTGCTTTAGTGTTTCCTTTTAAACGAGATGATTGGCAAATGAATGTTGTTAACGATAAAGATTTAAAAGATAAAATAAATGTTTTGAGTTGGAAATGGTTTACCACATTAGTTGATACATACAAAAATAAAACATGGGCAAGGAAAAATTACAAATGACAAAATTATTTATAGGCACACCTTGTTATGGTGGTTTAATTACAGCAGATTATTTTAAAAGTTGCTTACAGTTAGCAGCTTTGGCAGCTACAAAAAAAGTAGAATTACAATTTGGCACAATAGGTAATGAGTCTTTAATAACAAGAGCTCGTAATACTTTAGTACAATTATTTATGGACGGAGATTACACTCATCTGATGTTTATAGATGCTGATATATCTTTTGACCCTGAGTCAATATTTAGAATGCTTGATCTAGATAAAGAGGTTGTTACAGGTGTATATCCACGAAAAACTATTGATTGGACAAAAGCAATAAGAAGAGTCAAAGACAATCCTAATATATCAGAAGATGAACTTCATTCAGCTTCTTTACAGTACAACTTAAATGTTACTAACCCTGACAAAGTAAAAGTAGAAAAAGGATTTATAGAAGTTTTGGATGGTGCAACTGGATACATGTTAATTAAAAAACAGGTATTTAAAAAAATGGCAAAAGCTTATCCTAATTTAAGATTTAAATCTGATCAACATTTGGGCGATCCTCATGACAAAACATTTGGTTATCACGGCACTTCTGATTGGAATTATGCTTTTTTTGATACAATGATTGAACCAGACACTAAAAGATATTTGTCTGAAGATTATGCTTTTTGTCGTTTATGGCAGAAAATAGGTGGTAAAGTATATGCAGATATAGCTAGTAGCTTAATACACTCAGGTAATTATAACTTCAGAGGAAGAGTATCCACTCAATTCTTGCCACAAAACAATAAATAATTTAGTATACTCCGACATGAAATTAGTCGATTTACAATTCCAACCAGGCATAGACAAGCAAGACACTGCTTACTCAGCAGGAGATCAACGAAAATATGTTGACTCTGATTTTGTTAGATTTCACTATGGTAAACCTGAAAGATGGCAAGGCTGGCAATATTTACCAAATCCTAATAAAACTATTGTGGGCGTGGTCCGTGATACGCATAGCTGGATTGGTTTAGACGGAACCAGATATTTAGCTCTGGGTACAGATAGAAAACTATATTTATATTCTGAAGGTGCTGTCTACGATATTACACCTATTAGAGAAGAAGAAGCTTTAACAAATCCTTTTACAACTAATGGTACAACAACAGTTTCAGTAACAGACGCAGCTCATGGTGCACAAGTGGGTGACTTTGTTACATTTGATTCATTTAATGCTATCGATGGATTAGATATGAACAACGAGTTTGAAGTGATTACAGTAGTTTCCTCTAGTGTTTACACAGTGACTCATAGTGATACTGCATCTGGTTCAACATCAGGCGGTGGTGGATCAGGTAATGCTAAATATCAAATTACTGTTGGTCCTTCTACATCTACATATGGATATGGTTGGGGAACCTTGACTTGGAATTTAAGTACTTGGAACACGCCAAGATCATCTTCTAGTGTTGTAGTAGATGCAAGGAACTGGTCGTTAGATAACTTCGGTGAAGATTTAATTGCTACTGTTTTAAATGGCGGCACTTTTGTTTGGGATACATCGGGCGGTACAAGTAACAGAGCAACAACATTGTCCAATTCTCCTACTGCATCAAGATTTAGTCTAGTGTCAACAGATACACGACACTTAATGATATTTGGTACAGAAACAACTGTAGGGAATAGTGCTACTCAAGATGATTTATTATTTAGATTTTCTGATAGAGAAGATGCTACAGATTACACACCAACAGCAACAAACGAGGCTGGTTCATTACGTATATCAGATGGTTCTAGAATAGTTGGTGCTGTTAAATCATCTGGTCAAATATTAGTTTGGACAGACACTTCTCTTCACGGTGTTCAGTTTGTTGGTACACCTTTTACTTTTGGTCTTAGACAACTTGGTGCTAACTGTGGTTTAATAGCTCAACACGCAGCAGTAGAAATAAACGGGCGTTCTTACTGGATGTCAGACAATGCTTTCTATATGTATGATGGTGTTGTCAAAAAAATGCCATGTTCTGTACAAGATTTTGTATTTGATAATATAAGTTACACAAACAAAGCTGATATAGCCTGTGGTATAAATTCTGCTTTTAACGAAATAATTTGGTATTATCCATCAGCAGATGCCACACAGGTAGACAGAGCTGTTGTTTACAATTACTTGGAGAATACTTGGTA